TAGCATTTGAAACTCCTGGTATCTCAAGTGAAATGTACATATTTGATAACAGATCGCCCATATTTCTCGGGTTAAGTGTTACGCTAACACTCTCATTAAATGGCCAATTTGACGAAGCATTAGATGGTTTATTAATAACAGTACTTTTATGAAATTTTGTAAAATTAGAATGTCGTCTTTTACTTGTATTTGTAAAAAAAGATTTAGTCTGATCATTTTCTATCAAATACGTATCCTGTTTACCTATTGCATTCAGTGATATTATAGACCCTGTATTTGGACCACTTGTATCACACATACTACTTATTATATATAATTTTTTAAATGAAGTTATACACGATCATTTGTCTGTTTTTAAAATTTTTGGAAACGTACCTGTGTAAAGATTGGTACCAAAATAATAAATCATTTGTTTTTAACGAGAGAGGTTGAACTGTTAGATTTTTATTTTTACCTATTTCTCTAAAACGTAATTGTTTTATACTTGGTTTTTTAACATGCGTGAAACAGGAAAAACATACACGTTTTAATTCACGTCCATAAAACTTATAGAACATTTCATTGTTGTATAACCATATTGGGTTAATACGTCTATATTTCCTAATAAGTTCACGAACTTCATAATTATTCGATTTAATATAAGGATTTAAAGGTGCATTACAATTAAAACAAAATCCTTTACAGTTAAAATACATAAAAGAAAAACAAGTTATTCTTTTATGTACTATAATGAAATTAGACAACCTGATGGAACTCCCATTATAGGTATAAATTATGAAGAAGAAAGACCGCCTGTGATAGATGTTTTACATACTAACGAAACTCAACAAGTTCAACAGCAAGAACCTGAATATCAATTATTTGATTCGGTCATGATAGCTTGGTTAAATGTATTTTTAGTTTTAACAAGTATACAATATATACTTGTGTATGATAATATAATAACTATACTTAATTGTTTAGCGTGTTTATTACCATTATATAGTATACAAAATAACAATATGTATGGTATTTTAGCATATACTATTTATATTATGATTGCTATGTTATTAACAACATTTGTAGGTCTTTATGAATATATTTGGTATTATGTTATATGTAATGGTATAATTATGTGTATTTATATAACCTCAGTCGTCAAATATATAAAATATATTAGGAATCAAAACCAAATCAGAAATCAAAATGAACACGTTGTATGAACAAAAAGATTTAGATATTGCTAAAGGTTTATATAAAAACCAAGAAGAAAAGTGTGAACGTTTTGCGAGAAGTATTCATAAACTCAGAGAGTCTCGCAAAAAGTACGATGATAAAAGAGAAAAGAGTAAAATAAAGTTTATAGAAGTAGTCCCCGAACATATAAACCATGATAATAGAACAAAAACTATTATGTGTTCCGCTATAACAATGAGTGGAAAAAGATGTACATTTAAAGCGTCTTGTGGAAAATATTGTAAAAAGCATACAAAAAAATTAAATATATTGTAATAGTAAATGTTAGATCAGGAAACACTCAGACCTGTTATAATAGGAATGGCTCTTTACCTTGCCATTTCTCAAATCGTACCAGAAATTTTAAAAAAACCAACTAATATTAAATTTATAGACGATATTGTTGCCATG